CGCCACCGGTGCGTTTCGATGTGTAGAAGATCACGGAACCTTTGATGGTGTAGGGGTCCGCGAGTATTTTTACGCCACGCCGATCGACGATCTGATATGCCGACCGGAAGTCGCCGAAGGCGATAGGACATGTCCCTGGTCCAACATCCGGCATGTTGTCCGAGGTCACAAGCGGCTTTCCGAGCAGCATATCGGGGATGTCCGTCTGGAACGACGGCTGCCAGAGATAGTTGCCCTGACCGTCTTTGAATTTTCTGATCATCGACAATGTGGTGTCGTTCATAAGGAACGTGCCTCTCGCCCGATAGACTCGTTTGAGCGCATGGATAAGATCGATGAGCCTATCGGACGGATTAGAGGTGGCGAACCCGCCGGCATTCCCCGAGGCGACATAGCCGATCTTTCCCCAGGTATAGGCGTCGTTGGGCACCGCCTCATACGCCAAAAATCCCTTGGCCTTACCGACGCCGTCGCCCGAGATGAAGGCCGCATCTTCGATGTCGGCGAACGTGAATCCGCATTCCTCGGCGAGCCAAGCGGCCACGTCGAACTCGATGTCTTCGAGTGCCTCGTTCGTGGATGTAGGCATGGCATATATTTCCCGGGCAAAAATCTCGATCTGCGCGAACTTCGGCGTCGAGGCGCCTTCGGCGCGGGAGGACCCCTCGGTCGCCCAGCCGCCGCTCGTCGCTCCCAGGTTGACGTTCTTGACGTAGGACTGCCGTCCGATGGTCCTGACGTTCGCGAGGCCGCGCATGGCGACCGTCTTCGACGCGACACGGCCGATTTCGGTATCGATCTCCGGCAATACCACATAGCCCCCGTCAGCGTTCGTGGTCGTATTGACCGTATCCTTGTATTCGCCGTGCTGCCGACTCCGCATCCATTTGGTGAGCTCGACGACCGCAGTGGACGGCCTTTTGTCGTGGCCGATCTGCAATTCCGCGCCGATCATGGCCCGGTTTATTTGTGCCTTAATATCGACGATCGCCTTATCGAGATTCTCGAGTTTTGTGGCCAATTCTGCCGTTCCTTGACCTTTTTCGAGCGCACCAAGACGCTCATCGTTCGTCTCTCGATATTCCTTCCAGGTTTTCCCAAGCTCTTCCAGCGCCTGCTTTATTTCTGCATCCATACTGTTCTCCTATCTGAAAATTTGTGCGAGCTCACGAATGCCCGCCGCGATGTCGGCCGTATCCTCGGCGTCCGCCATCGCATCATCCCGATGCAATGCCTTCCAGCCGCCGGAGGCGAGGGCCTTCGCCTCCTGTAAACTCGCCCCTGCATCCCGCAGGAACGCTTCGTAATCGCGTATCGTCTTGCATGCTTTTAATCCCCCCTGAGCTTGTGGGGAGAATGGTGTGTGCATGAATCCATATCTCGAGACGTCGCAGAGTGCGGCAGCTTTTACCGAGGTGTTCACGCTGTCGGCAAAACCGGCCTCTTTCGCTTCCTCGGCCGTGAGCCAGGTCTCCGCGGCCATCATCGCCTCGATATCCTGCGCGCTCTTGTTGGAATGCGCCACATAGATCGATACGATCTCTCTTCGCATTTTGTCGAGCACCTCCGCATCATGCCGGAGTTGGTCGGCATCGCCCCAGCTGATGGTCCATGGATTGTGGATCATGAAGTAGGTCCCCTCATCCATCGAAAGGCGTCGGCCGGCGAGGGCGATGACCGAACCCATCGATGCTGCGAGTCCGATGATCTCGACGTCGAGCTTGTCGCGCACGCCCGCAAGGATGTTGTAGACCGCCATGCCGTCGGTGACCGCTCCGCCGGGCGTATTGAGCATAAGATGAATGGACTTGGCATTTTTCACTGCATCGAAATCCTTCTTGAAGTCTGCGACCGCGATACCGAACCCTCCAATTTCATCGAAAATGGATATTTCCGCAGTATCCGTTGTTATGTCCATCGAATACCATTTCGTTCTCATTCAGCTCCTCCTTGGAGTTGTTTTGCATTTTGGATTTCTGCAGTAGAACGGTAATCGTCGCCGCCCTCGATCGGGTTCTCGTTCTCCCGTGCTCGTATTTCGTTCTTCGAGAGCAGCCCCCAATTCCGCGCGATGGCATACGCTTCGTAACGGCTCTTAAGGTCGCCGCGCAGGATTGCGTCAAGGTTGAATTCAGGGAAATAGACGTGGGGCGCGGTGAAGAGCTTCTGATGCAGCGCCGTCTCGATATTCACCGCCCATGGCCGTATGCAATGGGTCACGAACGAGAGCATGAACTGTTCGGACGAAGCGTAGGTGACGGTGGAGGTGTCGGACTGCAACAGAAACATCGGGACGCCGAAGAGCCCTGCAATATCCGCCTTTTGGAATCTTCGTGTTTCGATGAACTGAGCATCCTCGGCCGTGATGCCGATTTTCTCATAGGACGCACCCTCACCGAGCACATGGATTTTATGGGCATTCCGAGAGCCCTGATGATCGTCGTTCCATAACGCTCTGATGCGATCGGCTTGCTCCTTCTTCAGAGGGCCGTTAATTTTGATGACGCCGTCCGGCGTGGCCCCGTTGGCCCAATATCGACTGGTGTGTTCCTGAGTAGCGAGCGCCGCTCCGAACGACTCACGTGCATCGCCGATGACGCTTCTGCCCAGAATTCCATCCGAAGAGAGACCACGAATATGCAGCATCTGTTCCTGGGAAATGACGACCGGATCGGCGCCGCTCGTGGGCTGGTAGGTATATTGGAGTGAAAAATCTTGACGCTGCGTGACGGTGATCCGGTCCGGGTCGAGCGGGATCAGATCGTCGATGATGCCGTCGCCGTGATCGAGGATCAGCGCGTAGTAATTCCCTCGGGTCAGCAGATGCACGGCCATCTGTTGGCGCCATAAAAACGAAGTCTGCCAGACGTTCGGCCTGGTATGGAGGAGATTGTAATTGGGATGATTCCGTGCAATCTCTCGGCCACCACCGTCGAGGCGCTTATAGACATCGAGAGGCAGCGATGCGATGGTGTAGGAGATGATCCTGATGCATGCATTGACGGTCGAAATGCGCATGGCCGATTCGGCGTCGACATCGACGCCGGCCGACGACTCGAAAAACTGTCCGCTCGCCTGCCTCAATATCCTGATCCAATCGTCGGAGTAGGTCAGTGCTTTCCACGCCAGATTCAACCTCTCTCTGAACTTCATCCGACGACCTCCTCGGGCACCACCTCTCTCTTGATGCTGGAGGCTAGTACCGTACCGCGCCCTACCGCCATGACCGCCGCGACGATCCCGTCGATGCGTTTGCCCGAGGTGTCACGCCTGGGCTTCATGGGCATGATGTTGTTCTGCCTGTCGCTTTTCACCTCCGTACATGCCATCATCCAGCGGAGAATCGGATTCCCGTCGTGTGCGATCTCTCGAGACAATACTTTCTTCTCGAAGGTGTCCGAGTAGATAGCCATGGGGTTATATCGCTGCGGACACTGTACCATCTCGAATTCGGTGGACAGATGATTCACGATCTCCTGCGCTTTCCACGGGTCGTAAACGATCTCATCTATGACGAATTTGCTGGACAACAGCAGGATTTCCTGCTCGATGTAGTCATAATCGACGATATTCCCAGGCGTCGGGATGATGAGACCGTCGCTTGCCCATACGGTATAGGGGCGTGCATCACGTTTCTCTGCTTCGAGGAGGTTGTCTTCCGGGTAGAAAAACCGTGGCACAAGGAGCCAAGGATCGGTATCCATGGGGAAGAAGGCGAGAATCAGTGCCGTAATGTCCGTCGTGGACGACAGGTCCATACCTAAGATGCAATGCCGGCCTTCCAGTTCCTCTTCGGTGAAATCTTTTCGGCATGCCATCCATTGTTCGTCGGTGATCCATCGAGTCGCCGCCTGGGTCCAAATATCGAAGTTCTTGGTCAAGAGGTCGTTCTGCTTCGACGGTATGCTTTTCGCGATCTGGACCCGTTTGGCGATGTAGTCTTCCTTGACCGAGACGCCGAGATTCGGATTCGCCTTGACCCAAATCTTCTCGTCTTCCCAGTCGTCGCTCTCGTCGAGCGTATAGATCACGGCGAAGTAATTCTCCGGCTTCGGGTCGATCGAACCCTCGAGTATCTGCTCGGCGAGAAACACCTCCTGGGTGAAGCATGGACCTGTCTTATCCAGGCCGGCCGTGGTGATGATGACGACGAGCGGTTGTTCCCTCGCCCCCATGCCCGATTCGATGACCTCGAGCAATGAGGCGTCGGGATGGGCATGGTATTCGTCGATTAGTGCGAAGGACGGGTTGAGGCCGTCCTCCGTGTTGGAATCACGACCGAGCGGGCGCATGCGGGCCGATTCGTCGTCCAGCTTCGTAATGACCTGTTTCGACTCGTAGCATTTGATGCGCTTGGCGAGCGGTGGGCATTGCTTTATCTGCGCCTTCGCTTCTCGCCATGCGATGGCCGCTTGTTCCTGTTTCGTCGCTCCGAAATAGATTTCCGGCCCATGCTCCATGGGCCTGTCTGCAAAGAAGACGTAATTTGCGATACCGGCACCCATCGTGGTCTTGCCATTTTTTCGCGCGACTTGGATGTAGGCCCGGTTGAAGCGCCTGAGATTGGTGTCGACATGTACCCAGCCGAACAATTCCGCAATGATGAATTGCTGCCAATCTTCAAGTTTGATCTTGTTGCTGCGGCCGCCGTAGGTGGAGGCCCAGACTCCTTTTGTATGCGGCAGTTGTTCTATAAATTCGATCGCCCGCCGAGCGAGATCGTCGTCGAACACGAAAGGGAATTCATGTGTGCCCTGGCGCTCGATATCGGCAATATGCCGTGCCACCGCCAGCTTCACCCATTTGCAGGTGATTATCTTCTCGGATTTGACATCCTCGATGTATCGTTCCCAGCCGTACATCGACCTAACCATGAGCAGGCACCCCACAAGCGCGATCCAAAGCATCCTCCAGCGTCTATCTCGTCCCATCGAGCAGCTCCTCCATCGGGTCTTTTTCTGCAGGAGGCTTCATGGGGAGATCGATCCGGCTTCTCGATGCCGGCGAGAGGCCGAATTCCTTCAAGAGTGCCGAAAACCGTTCGAACGCCGCCCTCATGGCTGCATATTCCGGAACCGTCTGTGAGTTCCGCCCAGCCAGATACTG